CGCCTAGACAGCTCCGGCAACTTGGGCATTGGGACTGCTTCGCCGGGTGCTAAGTTGGATGTTGTTGGTGCAATAACAATGTCAGCAGCGGCTGCTACTAAACTTAGTTGGAACTATTCTGGCGCATATTCAAACTGGATTGAATGTGACGGCGTAGCAGGTAATAACTTTATGCGCTTTGCTACCGGCAACGCTGAAGCCATGCGCCTCACTTCCGCAGGCAACTTGGGCATTGGGACGAGTAGCCCTGCTTATAAGCTGGATGTAACTGGGTCTGTTCGCATATCTTCAAAATTATTGTTAGATACTGGAACGGCAGCACTCCCATCGTTAACCTTTTCAGGCTGGGTAGACACAGGCATTTATAACCCAACTGGCACTAGCCTTGGGTTTTCTACAAGCGGTTCAGAACGTATGCGCCTAGACAGCTCCGGCAACTTGGGCATTGGGACTACTTCGCCTTCAGCCTCAGCCATCCTAGACGCACAAAGCACCACCAAAGGTGTGCGTATGCCTAACATGACTACAACGCAAAAGAATGCGATTAGTAGTCCCGCAGCAGGCTTGATGGTGTTTGATACCACCCTTGCAAAACTCTGTGTTTATTCTGGCTCTGCATGGCAGACCATCACTTCTATCTAAGGACAACCCATGACTACATTCAACTGGCAAATCGTACAAATGAACCGCCTCACCTCTGACGGCTTCGTCGTCACGGTGCATTACAACGTGAGCGCGGTGGACGGCGATTACCAAGCCAGCACCTACGGCACCATTAGCTACACTCAAACACCGGGCGAGACATACATCCCCTACGATGAACTGACGCAACCCATCGTGGTGGGCTGGGTGCAGGAAGCCTTGGGCAAAGACACCGTGGAAGCCAGCCTGCAAGGCCAGATCGACGCGCTGAAAAACCCCGTGCAGGAATCCGGCCTGCCTTGGTAAATGTTATTGATTAAACCCATCACTTCTAAAAAGTGATACATTAACTGTACTGGTGCAGCACACCAGGGAATCTAAGGATTCAGACAAATGACTGATGAAGTCGAAAACCTAGCGGTTACACCCGTGCCAGTACAGGAAGCAACGGCTGCACCTGAAACTGTAGTAGAAACGCCGGAAGTTGAGGTCGCCAAGACATTCTCGCAAGAGGAACTTGATGCCGCAATTGGAAAACGCCTCGCAAGAGAGCAACGGAAGTGGGAACGAGATCAAGCGCAACGCCAGGCCGAACAGCAGGTGTTGAGGGCTCCAGCAACTCAGACGGTTGACCAGTTTGAAACACCTGAAGCGTATGCCGATGCACTGGCATATCAGAAGGCTGAAGAATTGATTGCCAAACGGGAAGCTGCAAAGCAGCAATCGCAAGTTCTTGAGAGCTATCACGAGCGTGAAGAAGAAGCGCGGAGCAAATACGATGACTTTGAACAAGTCGCGTACAACCCCAAACTGAGCATCACAAACGTCATGGCTGAAACAATCCAGTCTTCGGACATTGGGCCTGAGTTAGCTTACTACCTCGGTTCCAACCCCAAAGATGCAGATCGTATTGCCCGTCTGTCGCCACTCGGCCAAGCAAAGGAAATTGGGAAGATCGAAGCCAAATTGGCCGCTGAACCTCCCATGAAAAGAACAACGTCTGCGCCCGCGCCGATTTCACCTGTTACTGCACGATCCTCTGGATCGCCGTCGCATGACACTACTGACCCACGGTCTATCAAGACCATGACAGCCAGCCAGTGGATTGAGGCAGAACGTGCAAGGCAGATGAAGAAGTACGAAGCACAGCGTATCCGCTAACTTTTTGACCCTATAAGGAAATTATCATGAGTAATAGTATTCTGACGATCGACATGATCACCCGCAAGGCTTTGGAAATCCTTGAAAACAACCTGGTTCTCACGCGCAACGTGAACCGCCAGTACGATGACAGCTTCGCCGTGCAAGGTGCCAAAATTGGCTCCACACTGCGTATCCGTTTGCCCGACCGCGCTCTGGTCACTGACGGTGCCGCCCTGCAAGTTCAGGACGACAACGAGCAGTTCACCACCCTGTCTGTTGCCAGCCAAAAACACATCGGTGTTAACTTCACCTCCGCTGAACTGACCATGCAATTGGACGACTTCGCAGAACGTGTGCTTAAGCCTCGTATCAGCCAGTTGGCCTCCAGCATTGACGCTGATGTTGCAAACGCCTACCGTACCATTGGTAACAGCGTCGGCACCCCCGGCACCACTCCTTCGACTTCTTTGGTGCTGTTGCAAGCCCAACAAAAGCTGAACGAAAACGCCGCTGTGATGTCGCCTCGCTACGCCACCGTCAACCCTGCCGCTAACGCTGGTCTGGTTGAAGGCATGAAAGGTTTGTTCAACCCCACCGACACTATCAGCCGCCAATTCAAGAACGGCATGATGGGCACCGGCGTTCTGGGCTTTGAAGAGATCAACATGTCTCAGTCGATCAAGCAGCACACGACTGGTTCGCGTGACGCCTCTGCCTCCACCTTGGTGAAAACCCCAGGCGTGACCAGCGAAGGTTCTTCCACGATCCTGTTGGAACAAGGCTCTGTGACCACGACCATCAAAGCTGGTGATGTGTTTACCATTGGTAGCTGCTTTGCTGTGAACCCACAAACCCGTGAAACCACTGGTTCGTTGTTCCAGTTTGTGGCTTTGGCTGATGCAACCGCCTCGTCTGGCACTTGGACTGTGACTGTGGCTCCGATGTACTCGGCCACTCACGCATTGGCTACCATGACCAGCTTGCCAGCTACCGGTGCTGTTGTGACCTTCTTGGGCGCTGCTTCTACGGCTTACGCTCAGAACTTGGTCTACCACAAGGACGCTATCACGTTTGCTACGGCTGACCTGTTGCTGCCCCAGGGTGTTGACATGGCTGCCCGTGCAGTGCATAACGGTATCAGCTTGCGCGTTGTTCGTCAGTACGACATCAACAACGACCGTATGCCTTGCCGTATTGATGTGTTGTATGGCTACAACACGATCCGTCCTCAAATGGCTGCCCGCATCTGGGGCTAAATTGAATGGGGCTTCGGCCCCTTCTTTCGTAACATCTTTCAAAGGAAATTATCATGGCTCTCCCTAATGGCGCAGGCGGTTACCAAGTTGGTGACGGCAATCTGTCTGAAGTTCAACTAAACACCCAAACCACTCCAGCAACGGCAACTGTCACGGCAACGCTGACAACTACCCAACTGCTGAACGGTATCATTTTGGGCACTCCCACCACAACCGCAGCAGCTTACACACTGCCTTTGGCTACTGATCTGGACGCAGTTGTGTCCAGCGCAAAAGTCAACAGCAGCTTTGACTTTGTGGTGATCAATACCAACGGTTCCGGCAGCGGCGTGATTACCATCACGACCAACACCGGCTGGACGATTGGTTCGTCAGGCTCACAAGGCTTGATGACCGTCACCACCGCTGGTACTGCCCAAAAATACCGTGCTGTCAAGACTGGTGACGGTGCTTGGTCTTTGTACCGCGTTGCCTAAACCTAATGGGGGCTTCGGCCCCTGTTTTTTAAAGGAAACAATCATGGCATCAAACACACAAGCTGTTGGCGTTGCATATAGCGACCCTGAGTTCACAACTTGCTATGCAAGCGCTGAACTTGGCTATTCGACTTCGGCACAGGGAACTGTGACTCAGTTGACTAGCAAATCTACTGGCGTGACCTTGAACAAGTCTGCTGGTCGTATCACCATGAATGGCGCTTCTTTGGGCGCTGGTGCATCTGTTACTTTTACCTTGACCAATACCCGCATCAGCACAAATGATGTTGTGATTGTCAATGTTGGTGGCGGCGGTACTGCTGGCGCTTACTGGCCTTATGTGTCCAGTATTTCCGCTGGTTCTGCGGTAATCGGTTTGTGGAATAGCACTGGTGGGGCGCTGTCTGAGGCAGTGATTCTCAACTTTGCGATCATTCACAACGAGTGATAATTAAGCAGTAAAGAGGGAGCTTCGGCTCCCTTTTTAGGTATGAACATCTACTTAATGCACCCTGTCCACGGGCGAAAAGTTGCCACAATGGAGCTTGAAGCCGTTTATGATGAATCAAATGGCTGGTCGCGGTACAATCCAGACGAGCCCACTCCAG